TAAGTGAGCGACGGATAGACGATCTTGAAGGGCGGAGTCTCCAGATCGCTCAGCGCGTAGTGTGCCGTCAGGGTGACGGGGATCGTCGCCTCGTTCTTGTCGCTGACGGTAAGGTTCAGACCGTTCACGCTCAGCACGTTGTCGAACTCGATGTAGACAGGCGTGCTGGTGCCGGAGAGCGTGCCTGCCCATACGATGTTCGTCGCATAGTCAGCATCCACGATCTCGTGCTTGCCGCGGAACTGCGTCTGGTTGGTGGCCGTGCTGATGGTGCTATAAGCACCGAGAGCCAGCTCGAGGTTCGCCAGGGTGACTTCCTTGAGGTTGATGGTCATGGTGGCCGTGTAGCCGTCGTTGACCTTCAAGCCCTTAACGTCGCCCGGTGCTCCATCCACGGAGACCTGTCTGACCTGCGGAACGATCGCAACCGTGCCGCCGCCGTCAGTAGCGCCCAACAGCTTGGACGTTGCCGTAGACGGCGTGTCCGTGCCGATGGTGAAGTTCTTGTAGAAGGCACCAACGCCTAAAAGGAGTTTGGTCGGCGTCGTGGTGCTCAGTCCTCTAATCATTTGCTTTCCTCCTTGGTCCAGTAGTAGAGATCCATCTGAAGGTGGACCCGTTCGATTTTTTTATCTTCCTCAACCACTGCATACCGTCTGTTCCGATACGAGTGGAAAAAGAGATCGTTGGTAGAGACCGCGTCGTGGTCGAAGGTGTCGGCCACTTTGTCAGCCATGCTGTTTGACGTGTATACGCTCTGGCTGACCAGGTCCACGTCCAGAGTGTAGGCGGTCTGGCCGTAGCTTTCCCGGACCTCCCGCAGCTCGAAGACCACGTACGGATACGTAGCCGGCTTCGGGAAGTTCAGGTAGTAGATCCGATCAGTTACGCCAGTAAGAGCAGTAGCCAGGATGGTTTTGATCTCCTTGCGGAGTTTGTTATTATCATGTATCATCATCTCCGAGCTCCTCCTCTTCGTTGATCAGGCCTTGCGCCTGGATTTCGTCCTCGATCGCGGACAGGTACTGTGCCTCGATCTTCTGGATCATGTCGATGTTCGCATCTACGGTATTGCGCAGCGCACCGACCTTCGGCGTCTTCTCCGTGCCGAGTTCCTGATAGGAGCCATACCAGCCTGCGGACTTAAATCCGACCAGGCAGTCCAGCTCTTTCTTCCGGACCCAGTACTGGATGTTCTTCGCGAGCCTTCCGGTCCGCCGGCGGATCTGTTTGCGGGTTTCCCTGCACACATACTTGCCGACGTCCTTCAGGGCCGCGCGTGTCAGCTCGTCGATGTAGTAGTTCGCACGATCGCACGAGTTGATCAGTTCGACGCCGCCTTTTTTGAATTTAGTCTGACTCGGTACCGCCATTGTCGTCCTCCGTGTCCGGTGTCGGTGTCGGTGTCGGCGGCTCCGGCTCCGGTTCCGGTACGGACGCATCGCGCGTCACCGTGATCTCCAGCGTCTGCCCGTTCCGGTAGGTCCGGATCACACGGTACCGCTCGTCGTCGTAGTCGATCTCGTCCTCGCCTTCGTACTCTTCGTAGTCAGCCAGGACAAATACGAGCTCCGGGTTCAAACCAGCCTGGAGCGCCTCATACTTCTCGCGCATGCCGACGCTGCGGACATCCGCAAACACGTCGCGCGTGCTCTCGGTGGCCGTGACGTCGCCATAGTCTGTGATCGTGTATGTTTTCGCGATCAGGCTTATAACGTCATCCTTGTATGCCATAAAGCCCTCCGATCAGTGCCAGTCCGTGTAGCCGGTCATCGTCTTCAGCTGCGCCAGCTTGGTGTGGTAGATGTCGGCCCACTGTTCCTTGTCTTCATGGAAGCCGAACTGCCACTTGCAGTACGCGATCACCGCGGCTTTGACCTGCTCGTCATACGGCTCCGCGACGTTTACGTTCATGGCCGCCATCTCCTGCAGGCAGGCAGCGATCAGCATGTTCAGTTCGTCGTCGAAGGCCGTCTTCGTGACCCTTAAGGCCTTTTTTACTAATTCAAGCATCTTCTATGCCCTTTCCGCGAGTGTGTTCCGCCAGACTTCTTCTGTTACGGTCAGCGGACCCACATGCCCGCAGCTGATGGACGGATCGCACCAGATTTTGTGATCGAGCTCCCTCGCCCTGCAGCAGAAGGCCAGGTCCTCACCGAAGTTGTGCACCGGGTTGAAGAACGTCTGATAGTTCAGCATTACGTCTGCCAGGACGTCAGTCTTGATGATGCAGCAGCCCATGCCGCAGCCTTCGACCTCGAACGGCTCACGGCTCTCCGGCAGATAAAGCAGGTCCTCGAAGTACGTCTCGTCCGTGTCCTTCTTGTAGCCCAGCTTCTTATAAAGCACAGGGCTAAATGGCGGACGCCGTTTGAAGTACAGACCCGTCACGATCTCCTTGCCGTCTTCGAGGTGCTTCACCATCTTCTCCAGAGTGTCTTCCGGGAAGGTCATGTCGCTGTCGAAGAACATCAGAGCGTCGTAGTGGTTCTGGATCGCCGCCTTGGCGAAGTCGTTGCGGGCCGTGTAGATCAGCGAGCCGATCATGATGCCGACCGATACGTCGCCGACCTTGTTCAGGGTGGCCAGGGAGTGCGCGAACAGCGCAGACACCTGATCCATGCAGGGAACTCCTATTAATGTCTTCATATCCTTGCTCCTTTTCCTTGCTCTTTAGAAAATACCCGGCTACAGGTAGAGCAAGAAGACCTGCAGCCGGGCTCGTCAAAACCCGCCAGGGTTGACTACACGATTAGTGCTTGACCTGGACGAAAGCGTTGCACGCAACGGGTGCGATGCCAACGTACTCTCTGCCGATGATGCGGATCAGGTCCTGAGTCATCAGGGTGTTGTCGTCGAAGACGAACTTGACGTTGTCGCCGTCCGGGAAGTTCATCATGGCGCCATAGCCGAAGTCGCCGACGATCATGTAGGCGACGCCAGTGGTGGCAGCGCTGAACGAGGTCATGTGGCTGTTCTTGATTACGGTCAGACCTTCGAACGGGTCATAGCCATAGCTGCCGGCAGCCTGTGCGGCCTTGAAGGCAGCCCAGGTGGACGGGTGCATGACGATAACGGGATCGGTGGCTTCGCCGGACAGTTTGCCCAGAGCTTCGGCAACGAGGCCCAGGGTGACCTGCGTGGAAGTGATGGAGCCAACGGCGACCTGAGTGGTCGTGCCGGTGGTGCCGCATGCCATGATCTTGTCGAGCAGTTCGTCTGCAGCCTTCTTGGCGATCTGATAGGTCAGCTCGTCATAGATATAGCGCAGGAACGCTTCGCCGCGCATGTCATAGACTTCGGTGGAGATGGAGATCCACTTCTTGATGGTGCTGGGTACGAGGTTGACGATGCCCAGGGTCAGGGTCTCTTCGGAGACAGCTGCGCCGCCTTCGGTGTGGACCGTTGCGCCGGATGCGCTGATCTCAAAACCGACCTTCAGGTTGCCCTTCAGGTAGGCCTTGCGGACTCTGCGGGTGATCTCGTCTCTTTCCCACGCGGTCTTGACTTCGTCATAGACGAAAGTAGGGACGGGCACGGTGCCGCTGCCGTTCTCGGTCAGCAGCGCTCTGCACTCTCTGTCGTCACCGGTCTTGATGTACTCTGCGTACGCATCGATGTACGCCTTGGTGTCTCTGATTTCGATGTTTTCCATTTTTCTCTCCTCTACGGGTTCGATGGTTTCGGTTACTTCTCCTTCGCCTGCCAGGACTTCCAGTGCCTTAGCTCTGCGTTCGGCTTCCTCAGCCTTGCGAACTTCCAGCTCGTCCTTGATGGCGCGGAGTTCTTCTTCGAAGGCGTTCAGCTCTTCCAGGGAGCGTTCCTCGGTTACCTGAGAGGTAATCTCGGCCTTGCGTTCCTCGAGCGCTGCCGTCTCCATTTCTTTGATGTTTTCCATGTGCTTCTCCTTTTAGCCCTCAGCCAGGATCCGGATCCGGGCGAGCGCCTTCAGTTTTGCTTCGGTTTCTTCTTCAGCTCTCTGTCGCTCCGCTTTTGCCTCGGCGATGACTCCCTCGCCGTAGGTACGAGCTGCTATGGTCGTCGCAGGATTTGCCGGCAGGCTCACTGCGCTGACGTCGTAAAGTTTGGCCACCTTGGTGATGGTCCTCATGATCTCCACGTCGTGCGTCTCTTTGTCTTCCTTGATGACACGTTCATCGGCGTCCACCTTAAAGCCGAAGCTCATCTTGGTGGTGTAGCCGCCGCGGATCTCCTGATAAAGCTGGCGGCCGATCTCGGTGCCGCCGAGCAGGGCTCTGATCTTCAGGCCGTGCTCATCCGGGAAAATGCTCAGCGTGCCGTTGCTCGTACGCGCGAACACTCTGCCCTCGTGGTTGTACTGCAGGATCACGTCGCTCA